CGTTATTCAGCCTATAGATGCTGATTCTGAGGGACCTGAAGGTAGTTAGACACGGCTATCGTTGCTGAAGGCCCTGAGAATCGATGTTTTTATTTAGTAAAAACAAGCACATAGAAAAAAGAAGGGACTTGCCCTTCCTTGTGTAAGACCCCTTACCTTTGCGGGGTTTAACTATTTTGAGCCTGAATCGTCGTAGTTTTAGGCTTCTTGCGACTGGGTTTTTGGTTCGCATGCTACTTCTCCTTGACAGCAGTCATCAACTATCTGACCACATGTAACACATTGTTCGTGTCCGTGTACATAAACTGTCTTGAGATTGCCCTGACACCGTGGGCAGCGGGGTGAGCAGTGTTCTTTACTCTCCATCTGACAGTGCCCTCATCCTTGCTACCAAACGACGTGCGCGGTTTGGCACCTGCGTATACCACTTCGAGTCAACCATCTGATCGGCTGCTTCATTGAAGTCTCGTGCGTCTACCCCTGCCTTCATTCCGACAAACTTTGACAGGCGAGGATACCCCAGGTTGAACATCATGTTTGCAATGATAAGCTGACATTCTTCTGGCAGGTCATTCCAGTCTGGGTACAGGCGGTGACAGTCTTCAAGTGTGACAGCGATGTCTAACTTGAACACGTTGTCCACACGTTCCTGTTCAATAACCGTGCCAACAGGTTTGCCGTATTCAGGGTCATCGTTACGAATTAAGTGACCAATTCCGAAAGTTGGTAAATTTAGGTGGTCCAAATATATTTCGTACTTGCAGCCCTCATCAGAAGCAAGCTCCTGACGTAGCTGGTCTATGGTTGTAGATTTCATCTTGTCCTCTGTGCTATCTGTAAGTTTCGCATTGCGTCAATCGGGTTGCTTCCCAAGAGCGAAGGATCGAGGTTCGCGGTGTTAAGTGCGGGGACCGCCATTTGGGCAGGTGCGGCCCCCGCTTGCGCTGCCGCTGGAGGAGGGACGGCTGCTGCAACTGGTTGTTCTTCAGTCTGTGTATCCACACTGCCAAACTGGTCTAAGTATTCAAACTTGGGATTTCTTTTTCGACCTAACGGAAGTTCACCCTCTGGTAATTCTGTTGAAAGTCTTCTTTCCTGTGCTTGAGAACGCAACTGACCTAAAATACTTGTATCCACTTTGTCTCCGCCATAGTCTTCCTGTGCAATATTTACCTGCTTTACAATTTCATTGGGTATTTTTACAGGCGTAAACAGTCCTTGTGAAACACGTTCCCAGTTTGCAATTTTATTCTTTTTTAATGCCTTTCTTATTTCATCTTTTTCCATACCCAAGTCAGTCATTTTTTGTATAAGTCTGTACATTCTACTTTGAACACGATAAGCCGATTCGTTCTGTGCGTTGTACGCTATGACTAGATTATCCATAGAAAGTGGCGTTGAAAGTCCTGTGCGCAATGCTTTGTTAAAAGTCCCCTGCGGTTTTCTACTATCTTCGTTGTACTCTAACCCACGATACATTAATGCCCTTTCAGGTGTTACTTTATACTCACCAATACCTGTCACTAGTCGAACAAGCTCTTCACCTATCTGTCTCACGTTACCTCTGTTATCCACCCCTGCACCAATAGCGGTTGCTATTCGACTGTTCATTTCTAAGTCGCCACCGAATATAAAATTAGCTTCTAGCTCTGTGGTTTGTGGGTTTACTGCTGCAAGGTCACCAATTGTTTCTCTAACAATTCCTGGATTCAATGCTCCCATAACGTGAACAAAAGATTTTGCCATCTTGTCCCCAAGTGTGTCCACGCCCTCTCCTTCTCTGTACACACGAGCACCTGTTCGTGTTTCTCCACCCCTATAGATATCAAGTAATCTTTCCGCAAAGATTGATTCTTCCGCAAATGGACTTAACATTTCAGACAACATATTCAAACCAGCGTTTGTTGCAATCTTACTTGAATCAAGATTTAGTTCTTTGCCTTTGTTGACTTCATTTAATATCGCTGACACAGGACGTTTTAGGTAGTCATACGGATTGAAAAAACTAAAATCTACATAACCAGCAAGATCACCATCCTTGTCAACGGATGTTGGTATGAGTGTACTGTTCTGACTCCAAGTCGGTGCTATTTCCCGTAAAGCATCTAAAGCTTCTGAAGTCACACCTGTCATATACATCGCAAATTCTTGCAGTGCAGGACCAGTTACCATAGCAGTAGCGGTAAACCCAGTTAGGCGACGGCGACCAATGTCCCGTATTTTTTGACCTGCATCGTACAAGCTAGAGTCCCCACCCGCTGCCATAATCGCACGACCTTCGTCCATCATACGACGACCTTCTTGAATTTCATCAACAGACCGTTGAAGTATGTTGGTTGATGTTCTAATTATCTCAGCGGGAAAAGCAACGAAGTTACCAATAGGCAACTTTCTCATGTCTTTAACAAGCTGAGGGACACGGTCGTAGTTAGGAACTGTATTCTTCACGATGTCTGCTGACACTTTATTTAATGCGTCACCATCAACATATTCTGTTCCATCAGAACGACGTAATTTTATACGACCTGTCGCAGGGTCAGTAAATTCTTCAACTTCTATACCTAATTTTCTTCTAGCATATTCATCTGCTGCTTTCATGTTTCCGTCAAACACGTTCAATAATTTTGAGCGTTCAAAATCAAAATTGTATATCTTCCAAAGATCATCCCCACCCTGATAAGCATTTTTAGCACCAGTATCTAGGTTGTTTAAAAAGTTGCCGAGGGTGCCTCTTGCTTTTTTCTGCGCAAGGTCAACGCCCAATTCATCAATATCAGATTGTCTTGTTGTTTTCAGTCCGTCGTCAACCAGTCTGTCAATCTCACGAATCTGTGCCTGTGTACCAATGATGCCATTCTCTTGCAGCATTTGATAAAATTCTGCACGTTTCTCTGGTGAACTTCGTCTGATGTTTTCAAAAACCAAGGACAAAGATTCGCTGACATTGGCACCACGTCCCACGTTTCCATTTGCCGCAGCAAACAAAGCAGCAGACGTTACGTTACGAATCTGTGTGATCGGGCTGTAAACAGTAGCTACCTTTTGTGCAAAACCTTTACCCGTTAGTGCTAAACCATAAAGTGCTCTAAGAACAGGTACGTTGCTTGGTACGCTACGAGACATGTCGTTGTAGACACCACGTTTTACCCACGTCTCACCTGAAGAAATAGGTCTATCAGTTTCAGGGTCTATGTTGTTTTTTCGACTTTTAGATTGTAAAGTTCCTACCCCTTCGTCTGTAAGTTCTACATACTTTAATTTTTCTAGGTCACTAAGACTGTCGTAAACATCACCGTTAATAGCATCTGCTTCGTCTAATAACCTACCGTTTTTAACAAGACTAGGATCAACTACCTTTGATGAATCCATAAAAGAATAGAATCTTTCTTTAGCTACAAACTCAGCCATGTCTGCCATAGTCAAAGCAAACGCATCTACAGGATCTTTTATTTCACCAAGAATTAAACGAATAGCTTCATTGTCAACTTTCTTTGGAGCCAGAAGTCCGGTCTTTAGTTTATCTCTTATGACTCTTCCAGAAACAGCCCCTGGAGCTTGTTGTTTGTTTGAACGAACGCCTATCTTTTTACGATACCCTTTTGCAAATTCATCCAGTATTTGATTGACCTCAGTTGACCGAACTCCGCCGTCAGTTCTAATTGGAAGTTCTTCACCCTGTTCCAACACCCTCATATTTTCGCTACGAGACCGCATAGCAACTTTTTGATAAAGTTCGCGTGTTGTATTGTAGTTAGCGGGGTCAGACAATAAGGCAGCGGCTCTTCTTCTGTTGCTAAAATATTCTTGAGACGGTGCTATGCCTTTACGTTCGTTGCCAAAGTAAGCATCAGGGTCATCAAACACACGATACTTTTTACGAAGGTATGAACCAAGGTTTGCCATTATTTCGGCCTTGGCATCATCACCAAGTGCTTCGTCAAAATACCTAGACTTAGATATTTCTAAGGTCATGTCATCAATCTGCTTACGCATTCTCCGCGCTGCTACGCGAATCTCGGACGTAGGTAAGTTTCTTAATAGCTGCTGTCTAGCTTCAGGTGATGGTTCCGTAAGGTATTTGTAAACACCGTTTAAAATTTCTGCTCTGTCTAAAGATGTTGAAGAATAATGATACACC